GATATGTTTTGCGGGGAAGGCCATATATATAACAGTTGCTACAAAAACACGGCGACAGAATACACTGGGCTAGATAACACAAAAGTGCATGATGACCAACTGTGCCACATATGCAATAACGAGGAATATGTAAGAAAAAACGATATATCTAGATATAACGTTTACGATTCAGACGCTTATGGAAACGGGTGGAAGTTAGCGTTTATGTGCGCCAAGAAAACTAGCTCGCCTGTGTTTGCAATATTCATAACTGATGGTTTATGTAACGATCTAAGAGTAGGCGGGCAGACGCGATTTGTCAGGTCAATGCTAGATATCCCGCGTAAAATGAAAATACCGGCAATGGTTAGATGGCATACATTATTTGTTGCCCGGTGCATAAGAAAAATAGAGGAATACTCAGGATCGAAGCTTATAAAAGGCTTATCATCCAACAATGGGGAAGAAACAAAATATTACGGTTTATTATTTGAAAAACAACAAAAGCAGTGAACAAAGTGGTATAATATATATAGGAGTTGTGACCGTATATCACAACTCCATATCACATCCTAGTTGGAGGACATGACAATGAATTATACCACAAAACTGATTTACGAACCTAAAGGCAAGGCAAAAGAATATGCAAACCTGGCTTTGAATGTTTACAACGGATGCAGCCACGGATGCAAGTATTGTTACGCTCCCATGTTCTTGCACAAGACAACAGAACAATTTCAGAACCCAACCCCTAGAAATATGGCAGGACTGGAAAAAGACTGCAAGATATTGCAAGACGCAGGCTGTAAGGAACAAATACATCTATGCTTTACTTGCGATCCATACCAGCCGATTGAGCAGGAGTTGAAACACACAAGGCGAACACTTGAGACTGTAAAGTCTTACGGATTATCAGTGTTGATACTTACTAAGGGCGGTACAATAGCACAGCGAGATTTTGATTTACTCGACAATACGGATGCATTTGGTGTAACGCTTACTTGTGACAATGCAAAAGATACAAATGAATGGGAGCCAGGCGCAGCATCATACATTGAACGAATATCCAATCTAAAGGCAGCTCGTTATGCAGGAATAAAAACTTGGGTGTCGTTTGAGCCCGTATTGTTTCCTGAGCAGACATTATGGCTTATTGAACAAGTATCAGAGTTTGCAGATATGGTAAAACTAGGCAAGCTTAACCATAACAAACATGCTCAAAACATTGATTGGAATAAGTATGCAAATGATGCAGTAGCATTAGTTCAACAATTGGGATTGCAGCATTACATCAAAGTGGACTTAGCCGCATGTTTGTAGATAACGGAATAAATAAATAGCTGCAGCCTACCGTTTAAACGGTAGGCTTTTTTTGTGAGTGATATTATGGCACGAACAGGCAGACTCCATCATAAAATTAACTGGCACAAAGTAGCACCTAAGATATTGCGTGAAGAATGTAAGAGCAACTAAAAATGGCACGACCAACTAAACCAATCGAACTTAAAGAGCTTGAGGGAAACCCAGGCCGACGCAGACTTCCAAAGAAGCTTGGATTTGCGGAGGCTAGTAATAGGACACCAACAGAGTTATCAGGCATAGCGGCCGAGTGGTATAAAGCGACCAGCGCGGAACTTCGTAAACTTGGCATACTTAAAGCTGTAGACATACCAGAACTGATACTTGTTGCAAGAGCATACGCGAACGCTTACGAAGCTTCGTTAATGCTCAAAAAAGGATGCGTTATAAATAAAGACGGCGAAGCGGTGGCAAATCCATTTGAGGTCATATTCAGGCAGAACACCCGGCTGTATCATGATCTAGCTGGTAATTTCGGGCTTAATCCAAGCGACCGCGCCCGAATCGCAGCCAACATATCCACTGATAACGAGTCAGACCGCGGAGAGATGACTCTTAAAGACTTAATAGGGTAACAATGTTCGACGAAGCGATTGCAAACAGATATGTTTCATTTATTGAGTCACTGAAACATGTTGAGGGCGAGTGGGCTGGCAAACCTATTATTTTGGAACCAGACCAAAAGCAGATAGTAAGGGAATTATTTGGGACGCTTAACGCAGACGGACTCAGGCAGTATCGAATGGGCTATATAAGTGTCCCGCGAAAGTGGGGTAAGTCCACATTGGCGGCAGCTATACTGCTGGCTATCCTGCTACTGGATCACGAAATCGGAGCACAGATTTATTTAGCAGCAGCAGATAGGGACAATGCCAGTATCATATTCAGGATGATTGCTCAAATGGCGCAGCAGAGCGCAGTTATTATGAGCAAGATACGGATAATGGAGAGCACAAAGCGGATTATATATCCTGCCGAAAACAGCTACATACACGCGATATCTGCCGAGGCTTACAGCAAACACGGCTTCAATATGCACGCAGGTTGCTATGACGAACTCCACTCAGCACCGAACAGGGACTTGTGGGACGTTCTGAATACCAGTTCAGGCGCTAGAAGACAGCCGCTATTCCTACAGATAACTACTGCCGGTTACGATAGGCAGACTATATGCTATGAGCAGTATTCATACGCTAAGCGCATATTAGCAGGAGAGATTGAAGATCCCGCTTATTATGCTTTTATTCGCGAGGCAGAGCAGACCGATGACTGGAAAGACCGTGACGTTTGGAAAAAAGCACAGCCAAACATGGGAATCACAGTCAAAGAAGATTATTACGAACGTGAGTTCCGGCGTGCTGTCGAGTCTCCAAGTTATCAGAACACATTCAGGCGGCTATTGTTGAACCAGTGGACAGAACAAGTTACACGCTGGCTGGATATGGACAAGTGGCATTTAAATAACGGCTATGTGGACGTTAACAGCCTAAACGGGAAAACTTGTTATGCAGGTATGGACTTGTCCACCACCACAGACCTGACAAGCGTTGTGTTGGCGTTCCCGCTGGAGGATCAGTCATTCGCACTGCTTCCGAAGTTCTGGATACCAGAGGATAATTTACACCGACTGATGGATAGAGATAAAGTTCCATACGACGCATGGGTGAGAGATGGGTATGTAGCGACTACGCCGGGGCCGGTTATCAACTATAACTATGTTAGAGAATATATCCGCAACTGCGCTGAGCAGTTTGAGCTTAAAGAAATAGCTTACGACAGGTGGAACGCAACTCAGTTAGTGACTGACCTGGATGACGATGGTTTTATTCTTATCCCGTTCGGGCAGGGTTTTATGAGTATGAGCCCGGCAGCAAAAAGTTTTGAAGAGCTATTATTGCAGAATCGTATCATGCACGGCAGCGATCCAGTGTTGAGTTGGAACGCTGGAAATGTTTCTGTTAGAACAGACCCTGCAGGAAACATAAAACCTGACAAAGATAAATCGACTGCACGTATTGATGGAATTATAGCCAGTATTATGGCGCTAGATAGGGCTGTCAGAAACAGTAATGCCGGAAGTGTTTATGAAGAAAGAGGCTTACGCACGATATGAAATTATTCGGTTATGAGATAAAAAAAGCGCCGGTGCCACAGCCAGAGTTGACGCGATATACGAGAAGTTATAGCAGAACTGGCGTGCAGGTGACAGAAGACTCAGCAATGACATTGAGCGCTGTCTATTCGTGCGTGGCTGTGTTGGCTAGGAATGTCGCAGCACTTCCGACGCACTTGTATAAACGTTTACCAACCGGTGGCAAAGCGGCAGTGACAGATCACCCGCTTTATAACTGCTTGAAAATGCGAGTCAATCCTGAGATATCAGCGTTTGCATTCAAACAGTTCCAGATGGTCTGTTGTTTGTTGTGGGGCAACTCGTATTCATACATTGTCAGAGATAACGCCGGCCGCGTTGCAGAGTTATGGCCGCTTCATCCTAGGTACGTCACGCCTAAGAGAGATGAAAACTCAAACATAGTCTATGAAGCGGCTATACCAAATACTGATAAGCTCATAATTCCTGCAGATAATATTCTACACATCCCGAACATATCACTCGATGGTATTGTCGGCAGGTCTGCTATACAGTCCTGCACTGATGCAGTGGCACTCGGTTTAGCGGCTGAGAAGTTTTCTGTGAACTTCTATTCCAACGGAGCTAACCTTGACAAGGTATTAACACACCCAGGGAAGCTATCGCAAGGAGCTTATGAACGACTTAAAGAAGATTTCGACTCTACATACACGGGAATAACGAACGCACATAAGACAGCGATACTGGAAGAGGGAACCGACATCAAGCTAATCGGTATGCCGCTTGCAGATGCACAGCTTATTGAAAGCCGAAAGTTCCAGATAGAAGAGATAGCCAGAATATTTAACGTTCCTCTGCATTTGATCCAATCGCAGGACAAAGCTAATTCATGGGGCGCTGGTATCGAACAGCAGAACATAGGCTTTGTTGTCTATTCGCTGATGCCGTGGCTGGTATGTTCAGAGCAGGAATATACATATAAACTGCTCAATCCGCTTGAGCGGCTAGATATGTATGTAGAGTTCATGACTGATGCTCTACTTCGCGGCACCACTGCCGAGAGATACAACGCTTACGCCGTCGGTATTCAGTGGGGATGGTTGTCTCCGAATGACGTCAGGGCAAAAGAAAATATGAACCCGATACCGAACGGGGATATATACCGGAGTCCGCTAAATATGGT